CCTATTTTTAGTCATGGACCTTCCTTTGGCGTAATTCGGCACAAATCCACTCGCGGCAGTTATTCTCCTCGCTCCCTTGGGCATTCCCATCTTTTTCACCATAGACCTATTAAATATAGCATCCCCCCCACTTCCTCCAAAATTGGGAACCCTCCACTCTCCAGTATGAGCTACTACAGATTGTTTTCTACCCCCGCCCATCTGGTGATTTTTTAATACAACTGGTCTATCTCCCCGCCTAGCTCCACCAACCCCCCTTGATATTGCCCCGTGTTCTTTGTTTATCGCAGGAAGAAAGCCACTAGCTATTCCTAAGGTTTTCTTTCCTTTTCCTCTTGCGCTCCTTCTTCCCATTGGAACAAACCCCGATTCCCCAGCTCCTATCCCAATTAATGCAGATGAAGAAGCTATGCTTTTTATTAAGGCTTGCTGCTTCAACCTTTCTGCGGTTTCAGCTTTTATTACCCCTAAGATAATTTGTTCCTGTCTAGCGGTGTTGCCGCTCGCTGCCAGTATTGCCCGATAAGCCTGTGAGTTCTTGGTTAGAATTGCTGATATCGCCCCTTGCAGGGAAGCTTGTCTTTTTGCTTCTGAGTTTATTCCTAACAAATCCTTAAAAGCATCTTTCGCGAACTTCCCCACTAATCCAAAAATTTTAATAAAAGCAGCTCCTATTACTATCATTCCTGGCCCAGTCAGCCACGAACCAATCCCCTTTACAAGTGTTTTTGCTATGCCGCTACCCTTTTCCTCGTCAAAGAGTCCGTTGAGTGAACTCGCTAAGCTTCCAAGGAACCTCAATATACTTTTAAAATTATCTTCAAAAGCCAAGCTTCCGAGCGAGGCGGCTAGTTCCTTAACTCCTAAAGAGGTCTGTTGAAATACAGCACTAAGAGTTTCATTTAGAGCTTTATTTCTTTGGGTTGCTTGGTCTGTTGTTTTGCTGGCAACATTTAAAGCTTTATTGTATACTGAATATCCACTATTTAGATCTTGCAGTAGGGCTTGCAGATTTTGTATTTGGAAAACCCCAGCAACCTGCTCTGACGTATAAGCTTTTTGAGCATCAGATAGAGTCTCATAAACTTTTGCATAATCTTTTATTATATCTATTGAAGACCTAAAGTTTCCGTCAAGCTCTTTAGTCGCTACGCCAATTTCCTCCAAAGACTCCCTTACCCCACCTCTTTTAATTCTTGTAAAGATGCTTTTAAATCCATTACCAATGACAGATCCGCCTCGAGCTGTTCTTTGTTGCACAGCTGTTACTATAGCAGCCAATTCGTTAAAAGACACTCCAGACGATTGGGCTACAGCTCCAGCTCTAGATATAGCCTCCGCTAAATCAGCTGAGGATACAGCGAATGCAGCGTCTACATTAGCCATTCTGTTGATTATTTGTTCGTGAGTTATGCCTTCTTTATTAAATGAGTTAATCGCAGCTGTTAATGTTTCAGTTGACTTAACTGCTCCTAGCCCAGACAATCTACTTAGTACCAGAGCTGAATTAACCCTCGCCAAGGTCTCTTCGGCGGTCAGACCCTGTCTAGCCAACTCTGTGGCTGACTCGGCTACTAATTCAAAACTTGTGGCTGTATTTCTCGCTACATCAAAAAGCCCGTTCCCAAATTTTTTCATTGCAGAATCGCTCGCTTCCATAACAACCTGGACGTCCTTTAATGATTTTTCAACCTCCGACGCAGAAGTGATAAGGCCTTTGAAGGCTTCGCTTATCCCGTTTATAACACCCACGGCAGCTCCGAACGCAAACACACGGGCGGCTGATGCGTCCATTGATTTTTGAAATTCGCTTGCAGAGTTAGTTATTCGACCTAAAGGCTGTACAAATCCATTTGGATTCAACTTAGGAGCCATCTGCATTGAGTTTACAACCCTCTGCGCAGAACTAGCCTGACTAACAATACTATTGTGATAGCCAGTTGCGCTGGTTGGTATGTTTACAACACTCATAAATTTCCTTGTACCTGTGTATTTTTAGTTACACTATTTTTTGTGAATTTCCATGAATTCCTCCATTGTTAGATCTCCGCCCTTGCCAACCCTCTTCGCTACAGAGTGAATATCCTCCGTCCCTTTTGTGTTTATGCCAGCTTTTTCTAAGTCTTCCTTAGACGCTCCTTTATAAGAAAATCCTGCTGCATTCTTAGCTCTTTCCGTAGCTTGTCGAGCTGCTTTTTTCTTAGTTTCGGACTCGTCAAGGTAATCTAATATTTTCTCAGCATCATCTATTATTTCTTTTGGGATCTCTTTGTTTTCAAAGATTTTATGAAAAAGTTGCCCATAATTCAATAAGTTAATTTGATAATAACTCAATAAGAAAACATTTTTGCCGTAAAAATTTGAAACATCCTGACCAAACAAATTAAACATACTGGTGAAAGTAGATTCAATAGATAATTGCCTTATACTCTTTTGAGTGAACATTTTTGTACACCCATTGTACTTGGAGAACACAATCCCCAGTTCAACTCTACTTAGTTCATTAAATTCCTCTTTCGAGAACATCTCCCTCTTAAGTTCTTTATCCTTGAATAATAAATTAAACATAAAGGCTTCATTGCTCTTCTTTGATGCATATTCTTCAGCTGTATTTTTCACAAGCCCAGCTCTTCTTTTTTTATGATCGCTAATCTGCTCCTCTAATTGCGAAATCCTTTTTTTAAAAGATTTTTTTTGGTCTTGAATTATGAGGTTGGACATAGTTTTCTTGAGGTTTTCTATTTCCATCTCCTTCTTGTCGAAAGAGGCTTCGTCTTCCTTGGACCAAACGTTCTCGTCGTCGAGCATTTTTAACAACTCTTCTTCGGTTAAAAGCCCCTTTTCTTTTACTTTCTCAAAGTTTTGCTTAAAGGTCTCATTTAATACATCTGTTTCGCTATACGATGCATGCTTGACATAACAAGGATTCCCTTTGTAATCGAAGAGGGAAAACCCTTGCCTTATTTCTTTGAATAAATTTTCTAGAAATTTTTGATCTAAATTTCCATCAGGCATTTTGGGCTACACCCTCAGAGTCCTTGGACTCAACCGATTCTTCGTCGTCTTCAACAATTTCGAAATCATCATCTTCCTCCTCGAAGTCAGCGTCTTTTTTCATTTGATCCATGAATTCTTCAAGACTTTCTTTCTCTTGGTGACCACTAATATACCAAATAGTAGTTATGGAAGAAATTTTATCTATAGCCCTTTGATATAACTTGTCATCAGACTCTTCCTTGTCTTCGTAGTTGACGAATTTTTCCTCAAAATCTTCCCCTTCAAACATTTCTTCTAGAACGGCGTCTTCGCTTTCGCCCTCAGCAAAGTGAGTTAAGTGAAGGATGTACCACATAATGGTCCTGTTTCTAGCCTTAATGTCAGCGGTATGATCAAAGAGTGAATTTTGAACCATTTCGTATTCCGTTAACTCCTTTTTCAACAAAGACATTTCTTTAGTTGTTATTTGAAGCTTATCCTTTTGTCTGTCAGAAAGCCTCCCACCGTCAGCTAGAATAGAAAATTGTTGGACTTCTAATTGTTTTTGATGCATCTTGTATACTAAATCAGCGTACAGCCCCTGCTCCTTTTCTGTCCAAACTCCACCTTGTGACCCGTACTGCTTTGCCAGCATAGCCTTAGTCAGCAATCCCATCTTGATAAACTTATTAAGCTCAAGGCTGTAAAACATGTCTCCGTCCTCTAGCTGGGTCCTAGTAGGCTTTTTGATTATAACGTTGAAGGGAACGTCCTTTTTTACCTTAGTCGTCTCCTTAGTGGTGACAACGTCCATTTTGCCAGTTTCCTTGTTTTTTCTTTTCTTCTTTTTCTCGACTGTTTCTTCAACTTCTTTTTCAATTTTTACCTCAAAAGAATATAGTATTTTTTTCTCGTCTATTTTCATAATTACCTTGTACCTTGGTTAATATTATACATTATAACATTAAAAACTATTTTTTAAACTTAATTTCAAAGTTTTCCATACACGAAAACAATTCTCTCCTGACATCGTTTCCAGAGTCTAGTACTTTTTTCCTTAAGTAGTTAAGCTGGCCTTCGTCGAGGTATTCAGCTTGTCTCAATACATCTTCGCTTTCGGGAAGAGCTTCCTTCAGTCTTTCGAACTGTTCCTTATGGTCTTCGCTTAAGTCCTCAATTAAAATCAAAAATGATTTATATAGATTCGTGATCGCGCGAAGAACCTGAAATTCCAATAATTCTCTTTCAGATTTCATTAATTTTACCTTTTACCTTATGTGTAAATACACAAAAAAACCCCAGATGTGAAATCTGGGGTTTTTTTAAGTTGTCTAACCTTTACTCGTAACTTTGAATTAAGTCGTAGTAGTGGTAGGTGTCTCAGTCGCAGCAGGTGTCGTAGCGACACCGTCATACAATCCTACGGAATTCGCAGGTTCACCGAATACAAACACTCCATTGTTGGCATCATTTGCTCCACCAATTTGACTGCTGAACGTAAGGTCAACAGTTTTATTGTCTCCAATGGAAGCGGAGAACGATTGTGTATCCAGAATGGCGTTACGCATAACGTAAACCAGAGCTGTATTTCCAGCGCATCGGTTGCTTAGTACGATAGCAATATCGCGAGGTTTTTCCCCTTCACAAAGTAGCTTATCAAGAGATCCATCACTTAAGTCCGTCATCATTGCTGATGCGGAAAGAGTCATGTTAACTGGAAAGTCAACCTTACGAGCGAATGGATAGTGATTGCCGAGCCTTGTAAGAGGCGAACGCCCAACAGGAAGATCTAGCGACACATTCTGAACATGAATGGTAGTATCACTTGGTGCGCTAGTTCCGCTTCCACCCAAGATAGCTCCACCAACTGTTAAGCCCCCTGCCGAGTCTGAACCAATATATCCCTTGGCATCGAAATCGATGGTTATATCACCAGGACGAATTGCGAAAATTTCTTCTCCGCCGACCTGGTGGTTTCCATCACTCGAGGCTTGGCCACTCCAATCAACCTCCGAGTCAATCTTTGCTCCCGTGGTTGAACTTACGTCAATCGCAGGATTGGCCATATTACCAACCAGGCTGTTCTTGAATAAGATATTAGAAGCTTCAACGGATACACTTGCGGTAGCAAGTTCACCAACAGCTGCGGAAATTCCGTAGCTAGTGACAAATCCGTTTCCAATTCCAATAGCTCCATGGTCGGCAGCTTTAATTGTGCTACCATGGGTGTCTACACCCTCTGGCGAGGTTACAATGTAGTAATTCAGCTCATCCTTAGAACCAGTGCCATCCAATAAAGACTTAGTGAATGAAGTCGGATTCGTTTTTGGGAGTGTCGTACTGGAGTTCAAATCGAAACCAAGAGCGGCCTCTTGAGTTCCGTCAGTTAAATAGTATGAAAAGTCTAACGAGACTGTGGGGGGTTCAGTTACTTCTCTAGAAAGAGCAGCAAGTTGACCAAACTCATTGATATCAGTACGGGTTACTTCCATGTTGTAACTCATGTCCTGAACGCGATTGATCTCGCTAATGTCGTCTTTATCGATGTTACTGTTAGTGCCAGTTCCTTCGATTTTACTAACAAAAAGCGATTCACTTTGGTAAATAATTCTATCAGTTGTCATAATTGTGTTTAGTTAAAAGGTTATGCAGTTATAATTACAGTAAAAGTTGTTAAATGTGAAATTTTATCTTGAAAAACTTTCCCTAGGGTATCTTAGCTTTGATAATTGGAAATCCAAAAACCCTATCTTATAGTCTTTTGAGGAGGTTATTTTCTCTCTCGACCTATCCGTTAGCTTAGAAGCCCTAGCTTCCTCTATGAATATTTTACTTTGAGACGTCGCAGATAAATCTGAGTATTTATAGGGTGGATCTTTAATATGGGAAAACTCTCCAAATGGAAAATTCTCAAAATCGATCATTGAAAAACAACTCCTTACAGAGTCCCTAAATAGGGATAATATTCCATCTAGTGTGTAATTGGAGTCTGCTACGACTACACCTCTTACATTTGCGACTGTATTATCCAGCCCACCGAAAGCGAAAGGCTCATTATTTGAATTCGATAAGGTTATAAATATAGCTGGTATCGTATAAACCTTATCGCTAAAGCCTCCATTTTGTTGTAAAAATGTTTGATTTATGGGAGATATAATAAAATCGCTATTCAGAATAACGCTCTCTTCTGTTTCGTCTGTTATATATGTATTTACCGTCTTGTATGCAAATGTCCCCCTGATGTCTAAATTTTCATTATTCCCAAAAATAGCGGTGTCAACTAACACTCTGCCTTGGTTATAGTCAATGTAAATACCACTCCTGTCCTGAACAGTTGCTCCATCTATAGTTACATGGCTTGGTACGACTATCTTGTCAGAAGCCCACACAAGCTGCCTGTAGGGGCTGTAATAGGCTAAGTAGTTAGCTGGGACGTCTACAGAGTCAACATGCTGGAAAACGTGCTCTATGGGATCCTTGTAAGCTCCCCCAAAATAATTGAGCCTATCGTCAAACCATAGATAGAAACTAGAAAGTAATTCGTGGTCAAATCCTACATTCATTTTGTGTTGCTAATTATATTTCTTTTTAAGTCGTTTAATATCGAGCTTAAGTATTTTGTATTAGAAAACCCTCCGCCCCTTATAGGTTTCTTTGTTTGAACGCCCTCTCCCGATCTACTTGAGAAAGATTGGGTTTTTAAATAGTGACCTAATCCAGATATGCCTTTTTCTATACCTTCGACCCAACTCCTGCCACTAGCCCAAGGCATTGGTGACATATTGAATATATCCTCTTTAGAGGGCAATTCTACCATAAAGTTTGTTATCATTGATTTGTGATTTCTGGGGGAACTTTTTATTGTTAACGCTTTTTTTAATAAATTCCTTATTGGAGCTATGGGGTCGGTCCCCTCTTCAAACCCTATGAATGAATAAAGGTTTCCGTATCCACCTAGCGTTCCGCTTCCGTTATAGCCATCTGACCCCGAATCAATTTCCTTGGTTACAGGGTGACTTTCAAACTCGCTTAGCATCTCTCGCTGCGATTCTTGAACAGATTTTTTTATCCTTCTTAATGCTTCCACTCCTACAATCGGGCCTACTTGAGAGTTTTCTATTTTCCTAAGAGCATTTCTATTTATCCTTACCTTCATGCTATCCTCTCCTTTTTAGAAGTATATTGTAATAACTTGGCGTAAACATTCCTGATTTTGCAGCGTCAGACGTTACTTCAAATAATTCTCCATCAACTTCTAGATCAGAAGCCTGCTTTATTAAATTATACCCGTCCTTGTTTATTTTTATCCTTATAAAATCAGCAGGGACATCTAGCCCCAATATTTCATTTTCAGAATTTGATCTGCCATATTCAAAGTTTCCAGAGTAAGCTATTCTAGCCTTAATCTTTACAGCCTCAACAGTTTTCTCTGTCCCCTTTTCGTTTTTTACTCTTGAATATAATGCATTATAAGTATTGTTCGTAGCTATAAATACTTTCTTAGATTTTCTAAATATAGTTATCTCTCTAGAAAAAGTATCATGTATATCATCAAATACAGAGTCATACGCCTGCTTGTCTGAGTTCGGTATTAAGTCGCTCATCTTTAATCATTTTGGGAAAAAAATGTTATACTTTGGCTTTCTCCCTGCTGACTTTCTGCAGAGCTTACCGTAGAACTTGCCGTAGGAACCACAGAAGGCGTACAGTCCGCATTTTTAATCTCACAGTCCTTTATTGCAGCGTCGTCGCCAGCAACTTGCCTGGGGGAAGCTTTGTACATGTTATAGGAATGAACCAACTCACTTATTTTTTTATCAACTTCGTCTCCGAAGGTTTTGTAAGTTTGCGCGACTTGCACTTTTTGTTGAGGGGTCGCATTTTGAGCAACCCTTTTTATAGAAGAATCTCCCTCTCTTAACTCTGTCCAATCCGACATAGCGGAAGAAGAGCTTCCTCCTGAGGAGCTATTTGTAGTAGTTAAGCTTTTTAGTATTGATTGACTTTGTCTTTTGTAATAATACCTTAAATATAACTGTATAAATATAGCTATCTCTTCCTGCCTTAAGGTCGGGCAAACGTCGTTATTCTCATCTACCCTGAATCCTTCATTGATCAATATATTTAATTGGCCTATATTGGTTTCCAGCCAAGCTGAAATCTGAACCTTTCTTTGGGCTATATATTCAGGAGTGCCGACTTCTTCGTGGAACTCGGTGTTGAATATACTTCCCGCAACTACGTCTATTTGGCCCATTGATCACTCGATTGAGAAGAGTTTTTTTTCTTCTTCCGACATTGACGAGTAATCTGATACAGGAGCTGTTGTAGAAATAACTCTACCCTTACCGAGGAACATTCTATTCTTAAACTCTTTTTTAAGTTTATTTTTTAAAGCCGTCTTGCTTCCAGACGGAAAAACTCCGACTTCGACAGAAAGAGATTGTAGATCTGGCAAACTCATGTCAGACAGTTTCTTATCAAGATCCTCTGATTTCGTAACTCTAAAAGGATTGTGTAATGCGGATGGGTTAAGAAGACTCTCAAGATCTCTTAGTTTCGACTTATCTTCAGCAGCGTCAGTTGTCCTGCCGTCCACGTATAAAAGTTTCTTCTCTTTGCTGGGAGCTTTTGCTACCGCTTTTCTTTTTCCCGTCGCTGGCTTTTTAACCGCAGCGGATTTAGTTGGATTTTTCTTGGGTTTCATAACTTAGTAGTATTAAATGCTTACACTTATATGGTAAATCTGGGAATAAAAAAATCCACCCGTAGGTGGATTTCTTTAAACTCAATATGTATGGATAAGTATATCTTATACCACAATTCCTGTAACAGCGCGCTTGTCGAGAACCATGCGTCCTTCTTCCATGGAGCCATAGTATCCAATCTTGCTTTGACGAGCAGTGTACTGATCGTCTGCAGAGAGAGATAATTCGGATCCAGTTTCAGAATCAACAGCAACAGCTCGCATAAGCGAGTCGCGACCACGATCAATACCGATGATGATTTCATCGTTAGCTCCTTTGAACAAGCCGCCAGTATGACCAACGTCACCCTTCTTGCCATTGCCAGTATTAACGAGAGTCTTATAGACCTCATTAAATCGCTGACCAACACCAAGCTCGTTGATTTCAGTAAGAGCAATGCCGTAGAGCTCGGAAGCTCCAGCGTTACGATAGATTTCTTCACGCATTGAATCAGTAGCAGGGATAACTCCGCCGCCACCTTGGTTGTTGACAGTAACGCCATCACCCATAGTCGCATCGCCAGCAACTGTTGTGGTACCATCAATGGTACCAGTAAGTGTACCGTTTACTCCACGAGTATTCAACGGATTGTAAGCCATGGCGCGAACTTCACCCATAATCTCAGGAGAGATAAGGAGATCAGAAACTCCACGAGTTCCACTGATTGGGGTTCCACCATTCCAAGCTGTATTCAACCTCTTAGCATGAGTGATAAGAGTATTGACGTCAGCAATAAGGAATTGGTTGGCAGAAGCAGAAGCAACTACGTGACCCTTACCGTTTGTTGAGGCATTAGCAAGCACACCAAGCAAAAGATTTGCAGATGTATATTCTTGCTTTTGAAGCAGCTCTTGCGCAATGCGACTAAAAGTCTTGCTAAGTACATCGAGTCGGGAACGAGCAGCGTATCGACGATCAAAGTCGACTGCAGTTTCCATACGATAAGTAGCGAATTTCAGTTCACTGTGCAGGGGTGTGATTGTGTTCGAAGGTAATCCACCAGGGACAGCCTGGCTATATACCTCGAGATAATCTTCATCCGAGATGTCATGATACAAATCCAACGGGATCGAGGGACTGTCGTCATCGTTAAACTGGAAGGATTGGAACATATTGCTCAACGTAGGAGCATTGTTCATCACTTCAGAGAGAACGGGACCGACAAACTCAGCGGCAGCCGCTTGAGCTTCGTAAGCAACATTCCGATTTTTAGAAGCCATAGCTTTTATAAGCTCGACTTGTTCTTCGGTTCGTTTAAGTGTAATATTCATAATTTATAATACCTTTCTAGGTTAAGCTGTTTCGATTCCTCCAAGAATCTGGACGAAGATAGCAGCAGGCTTATTAATTGCAGGCGCTGTTGTATCAGCGGCTCCAACGGCAAGTACGCGACCAACTCCGAAAGAGGAGGTAACAGTGCCTACATCGACGTCGCCATCAGTAGCCACATCAGTCGAAGAATCAATAACTGAGCTTGTAGGAGTCGTGAACGTGCCATTAGCACCGAGTTTCAAGATATCTCCCACTGCAACCGTGTCGGACACGGCGTCAGCTGTCAATGTGAAGAATCCACGAGTAACAACGGGTACTGCTTCGCCAGGAATTACAGCTTGAAGCTCATCCTTCTTGACGTTGTAGTAGAGAAGCTTTTCGTCATTCTCATCATAAGCGAGCGTTGGTCTAAGCGTGATTCCTAGGAACCCGCCTGATGCGGTGGAGGCTGTAGCAGCCATAGGAGCTTCTGGATAGAAGCTTCCCCATTCTGAAGAGAAACCTTGGTCACCTGTACCAATCGCACCGAGGTACGACGAGTCCGTGTGACTAGAGGTATGAAGACCCGCAGGGTCAGTTCCATACCAATTGTTGTCGCTTTTAGCGTCAACTGCGGTTCCACTCCAATTCTTTTTGCTGAACGATGAGGTATTAGGCTTTAACCCTGTTAAAGTCGCGCCCCCAAGATCCAACTTGAAAAGGTTTAATACATCCTTTTCATCGTATTGTCTAAATGGTAGTAATTTATGCATTGTAGATATTTGTTTTTAGAATTTGATTGAAATATTTTCTTTCGCAAAAGCTTCTGCGAATTTCTCTTTTAAGGAAACTTCTTCAACTGCGGAAGCGGTATTGTTATTCGAGATAACTTCCCCTTCTTCAGTCTCAGCATTTTCGAGAGCATCTTCAACCTCTTCGGAAGCTTCAGACTTTTCAGCCTCAGTTTCTTTGGAAGTTTCGGAAGCTTCAGAAGCTTCAGTTGTGTTTATATCTTGTAAGCGCTTTTGGACTTCAGCCTCAAGCTTTTCTTCAAAAGCTTTTTCTTGTTCGGCTAAATAGTCCTTGCCTTTATGAGACCACATGACAGAAAGTTTGGACTTATATTCTTCAAAAGAATTTTCGTCGAGGTCAATGGCTTCAACTTCTGAGGCCAAAACCTTACGGTCTTCTTTAGAGAGTTCATAAGTCGCATCGACTTCTTCCATGCGAGCATTAAAAGCTTCTTCGCTTTTACGAGATTCGATTTCTTGTCCCAGAGTGGCGACTTGACCCTCGGCAGCTTCAAGTTTAGACCTAAGATCCTTAAGATCGGTCTTAACATCTTCTTCAGCTTCCGCGATTCTTTTTCGCTCATCCTCAAGAGCAAGAAGTTCTTTTTCATATTGTTCGCTTTTGGATCTTATAGCATCTCCGATAACGCGACCAACATTAGCCACTGTCTCTTGAGAGAAATCATGACCAGGCATTTTTTCTTCAAGAATGGCTTTAAAGTCTTCTAGTAGTTCTTGTTTTTCCATAATAGAAATATTGTTGATAGATTGTTTTACAGTTAAAAATTCGTTTTGTGAAATATTTTTTTCATTTTGTTGAAAATAAATTTTATTGTTGACCTCTATTTTCTCTTCCGCTTTTGAAGATTGATCATCGCCTTCTTCTTTTTTTTTATCGTCAAAAACATAAAGGCCCTTGACTTCAGCTGCTGGATTCGCAGTGAACCCTATGCCTAATGGATACACCTCGCCGACTACTAATCTATAAACCTCTGTTCCGTCGTTAAGTTTACCTTCTCCGTCAAAAGCTTTTAAGTATTCAGATAGCTCTTCAATATGTTTGGGGTCAGATATTATTTCCGCATCTTCTAGCTTTTTGCTTCCAGCTGCTATGACATAATCATTAAACCCGAGCTCCCAACTTGCGGAAATTACCTGATGCATTTCATCTTCAGGGTCAACTGACCTTAAGACCATCTCTGCAAATTCTTGATTCGCTGCTGAATAAACAACCGCGCCTAGGGCTAAATTGAAAGGTTGATCCGTTTCCTCGTTAATAGAAGATATTAGTTCGTCATTATACATTCTTGAAAAACCTGTTGAAACAATGTGCCCGACTATTTTCTTTTTGTTGTGTTCTATGTTAGTCGGTTTATGAATGAAGTAATCTTTTATAGCTAACGCGGTTCTCGTATCTATCCCATCATGATTCTTGTTGAATTGATTTATTACAGCCGCATTAAACGCCACGCCAATCAGATCGATGTTTTTTTCAAAATCAATATCAGACGGAACTAGGTCTTTCAGTTGATCCAAAGAGGCTTGTGAGACAAAGCTGCCATCCTTTACATCTTTAGCGCAAGCCTGTATTTCATTCAAAAACTTAGTCTTGTATTTAAATTTCATGTACTAAGTTAATACACAAAAAATAAATAAAGTTTACTTTTTACTGTGATATAAAATTGCAGAAGGGTAATCTGACAACTGGTGTCCTGCGGAAATATCTAGAACTCCAGGTATAACTTGGAGACTCTCCATCTTATTAGGGTCTTTAATGCAAGCCTTGACTTCTTTATCCCAATTTTCTTTTTCCTGAGAGGTTACTATTGACTCTATTAACTTATCGACGATATCAGACTGACAAGAATTTAATCTTTTTACGGAAAATTTGCTTTTTACCCCCTTTATTATAGACGCTCTTAATTTTTCTATATCATATATTGTCGTCTGTAGATCTTTCCTTGAGTATAAATCCTGGGCGGTTGCCCCAGTTGGCCTACCAGATTCCTTAGGAGGGCCCTGCTTTTGATTTTGAGGCGGAGCGGTATTTACTTCTCCACTATCTTTAGGAGCCTTCTTTATTTGCTCTTCCTTTAATCTTCTCTCTTCCTCTGCTCCAGGCTGCTCAATCGCAGGCACTCCTCCAACTAAGGGATTATAAAGACCATCTTCTCTTTCTTCAGAGTATTTCTTTTGAGCATCTAGTAGTGAGTCTGGATGAGGAAACAATCCAGTTCTAATAGCTGACATCCCTTGTTCTGGAGATATGATTCCAATTTCCAAAAGCCTGGTAATAACCCTCTGGAATTGTATTTCATCCTTAATATCAACTTCTTGAAATTTCACTGTCGGATATTTTCTAAATCCCAAAGCTTGACATACCAACTTGACCTGCGGCATTAAAAAGTCGTTTAAAAACGCATTTCGGGCTTCTTGCAATCTTTCTAAAAATATTTGAGCTTTTATTTGTGTGCTGGAATAATTTTCCTTACCTACAATTATATTTTGCAAACCTTCCCTGATGTCTTGATTTACGATTTCATATTTTTGAGGGCCAAGAATTTTATTTACATCTGGAATTATAAAATCAGCCTTAGTCGTATAATCGCTAACTAGTACTCTACCAACACTTTCATTTTGAAACAAACATTGCATTGCTCCCAAACTATGTGGGTTTATGCCCCCTTTGTCTGGCTCCGCACCCATCGTTATTAATAACACTACATTTTCAATGGTTCTGCTTATTGCTTGGTCAATCTTCTTTAATTCAATCTTCCAGTTTAAATCATCTAAAACTGGATATCCAAATGGAATTGCAAATGGTTCGTAATCTTGTTTCTTATAAAAGGAGTATATTAATCTTTTTTCATCCAAATTAACCGAAACCCCTTTAGCCATAAATCCGCCTCTCTTAATCGCGTCTTGAGTTTCTTCGTCTAGAGATTCAAAAATATCTTCATCTTCATCAGTCTTTGGAGTTCTTAGCCTTTCCAATTCATATTCAGAGAGCATTTTTTTGTAAACTCCCCCTTCGAAGGAAGTGCTCCTCGTGGACACCATATCGTATGGATTCAACAAAATGTACCTAAGCGGAATTTTTCCTGGATCTAAAAACTTCGTATCTCCATAAACTTTGTTGAACTTTGAAACGTCTTCTTTTTTAAACTCTCCATCTATTCTGTAAAAGAATATATTGCCAGACCTATAATACTCTCTAAAGTATTGATCTTTAAGCTTCCATAAATTAATTTTCTCGAACCATTTATATATAAAATTCTTTGCGCTTTCACTTCCGCCCTCTAGGTATATTTCGGAATTCGAGAACTCGGACATAACGTCGACAGCGTTCCTGAAGATGGGTATGTTAGCGTAAGCTTTTTGGCATAATTCTATAGAGTCTCTTATATCTACTCCATCAACCCCAACGTCATAAGGGAGCATTCCTTCACTTATGTTTTTATACTTCTCCTTTTTAGATCCCGAACTAGCCCTATTAAATCTCGTTCCAGATGTGGAGGTCCCCCCCGCTCTTAACGCATCGGATATTGATGATGCCACAGAGCTGCTTTGAGGTATGTTTTTACCAGGCTTTACGCTTGAATTGCTTACGTAATAATTATCTCCACACATTACAGGCCCGATCTCTTCTGAGTCTCCGCCAAGATCAACCTTGGTTCTTTGGGACAGCTTATCCCAGTATGCCGATTTTTTATTATATTTCCTCTTAGGTTTACTCATTACTTATATGATACACAAAAAAGCTGAAATGTCACTTTAAAAGTTACTTTATAAACATTGGAACAAAAGAGTAAACTTCTTCATTCTTATACTGCTCAACGTCATAATATATTTTAATCATCCAATTGCCTAGTATTAACGCAGAATAGCAATCCTTCCTAGCCTTACTTGGTCCAGTAGTCTTCTTTAGGTTTAGCGGGAGGTCGAAAGTTTGCGTACCCTGTGGGGAGGATTTTACTTCTATTAATGCACATTGACCCTTTGTATAATCCATCATATCATGTTGGTGTTCCACTAGATCAATCATCTTCGCTCCATCGCTTTGGCTTTCCTCTTCGTCAGCAAAGTTCATGAATCTAAGATCTTTTATAGGAATTTTCTTTTTTCTTTGGGAGTGGTACGAGTCATCCATCGCTCTTGATCCGAACCATATTCTTTTATGGTCGAAATTCGCCTGCAATAGCTCGTTAGCCCTTCTTATCCAGCCCGAGGTAGGTTTTCTCAAACAACACGGTATCCCATCTTTCGAGAACTCACCCTTTGCTAGCCTTAACGATTTCTTATAATTTTCCAAATCATCAAATTCAGTTTGGATTATATTTATATCTATATTAGAAGACTTAAACTTAGAGCTCTCCTTTACGGCGTTTAAAAATTGTACTCCTCCATTATAATCACCTACTATGCATGTAATATTAAAATTAGTTAATAAATAATGGAAATAATTAATATGATTTTTTAAACTCTCTCCTGCCATCGCATATACATGGACAAGAACCCCTTGATTCGTCTCGCTATTCAATTTAAAAATCTGCATTGCGAAATCGTCAGAGCTTTCGCTTTCCGCCCAACTGGGGTCAAATGCTAACAAGTATTTTGATTTAGGATCTCCCTTAACTTCTATAGAAGGACTGACTCCCTCTTCCACTGTACATTCTTGCATTTTCGATATCTTAAAGTACCCTGAGCTATCGTCTGTAAAGACAGCTCCGAACTCCCTGTCGTATTGACTTTGGCTCATCGTTGACTTTGCTTGCTCGACGAGATTTTCATCAAAAAGCTGTTTAGGAGCACAGTCATACGAGAAATGCATTATAGACCTAGAGCCCTTATTCTTTCCGTTGTGCTCTCCCTTCTGAATTAATGTTTCAAAATTTTCATACAACTTGTATAAGTATTCAAACTTATAACTTGCTGAAGAAAGCATGATAAGTTTATTGTTAGGCCACACGAATCTGTCCTCCTCCTTCATGTTGCCTGATTCTATAAGTTCAGTTTCTAGATTAAATAAAGACTCTCTTTCCTTGGGGTTCGGAACTACAGAAAGGAATGGGACAATAACTTCATTATAAATCCTTTCAGGCATTAGAAGCATTTCGTCGATAATAATTCTATGAAATCTAAAACCCCGAAGTTTAGACCCGTCTCCAAGAGGCAAAGCTCTTATAGAACTAGTTCCGATTTGCATCACCCATTCGTCGTTAGCTTTAGACGTTTTAGTTATGCACTGACTTAAATACTGAGCCTCGGGCTTTGCGGCGATATCTTCAATTTTTTTAAAAATCATTTTCGCCTGACGGAAGGACTTCGACAGGATTCCTATTTCAACTCCCTGATTCATTATCGCATCCATAAAAGCAAATATGCCAGTAGTCCAGGACTTCGACATGCCGCGAGACCATATTCCCAAGAAGTAATCACTCTCGAACATTGCCTTAATAGCCATATGTTGAAAAGGAAATAAATCTACTCCAGCCATTAAGTTTGCGCTAAAAGTTATATTTTCCCTAAGAAATTCATATAACCTAACCTTAGCCTCCCTCTCATCCATAAAGCCCTCACTATTCAATAAGAGTTGATTTATGTCGTGCTCTTTAGGGTTTCTTTTTTGATTTCCTGGTTCCCAGCTCATAATTTTAAAATTCTTCTATCTATATAGTATTGTACATCAGAATGCCACATTTCTCTACCTGCGTACAAGAGGGTGGGTATTAATTCCTGAGACCAATTCCTTCCGCCTGAGAAAATAAACTGGCAATTCCTCGCGAACTCGTGAGATAAAACTCTCATCTGATGCCAAACAAAAGTTAAGTTTGATTTGTGCGGGCCATACTTATTATTGTTTATTATCTTATCTATAGAGCTCTCGGTAACGATATATAAAAAAGAATCAAACTCTTTAGCTCTATTCAACTCTTTTTTAAATCTATCAAATCCAACAGTCATGGTCGATTTGAAATCTGTCTCACTCTTCCTATCGACGTACGTTTTATTATAATACTGGCCTGAGGCGGTGTAGTCTCCGAAGTCTAATTTATGAGGTTTGCTGTTTTTGAATTTTAATGGAGTTTGCTCTCTAGTATCTATCATGATCTCCATCTTGTTTAAATTTTCATCCAAGTTTAAAAATTTATTTTTTATACTTTTATTTAATAAAGGTTCAACCTGAAGCCTGCGACAGGCTTCGTTATATGAACCGAAATACTTTTTATATATCTCTATTTCAGGCATCTCAAGCAGAATTAACTCAAGGTGATTAGGCGCGTACTTCAAGTTCTTACTAATTATTCTTTTTTGCAGTATATCTAGCAATATCTGCTGGGCATGCTCTTGGTCAGCGGTTACTAACCACTTCTCCATTTCAATGTTATTAGAAAAATAAGTAGAAAAATACTGCTCTTTATTTTTAAATGGTATTAATTCATTAGTATACAAATTGTATCTAGGATGATATGTAATATAGTAATCTGCAAGAAGAATCTTGTGAGCCTTTATATGTGCATGTAAAGCTCTTTCAGAATCAAATTTAGAGTTACAGATTCTGCACTTTAAATTTATCGTCTTATCCACACCGATTGTTGTAAATCTAATAAACAGATAAATCCATCACTTCCCAGTTGTTTTTTAACAAGGGAAGTTTGTGAGCCGCCAGGATAATCGTTACCCTCTAAAACCACCATAGAAGACTTGTTAAGCTTACTCCTGAGCAGTTTGTACTCAAACAGGGCTCTTTCCTTAGATGGGTTGATCAAATCGCCGTGACCGTAAGCTATCTCTCTCTCGCTCATTGAGTTTAAAGTGTTTCTTCCAGATAAGTAATCTAAGGATGGGCATACCCTAGCTGTTAACTCTTCTATTGGAAAATGTATATCATTTAATATTAACAAATCTATATTATTATTTATATTAGCTGTGTTATGATCTTTTATATTCTTTATCTTTATTCTGTCAGAAGCTTTACTATATTCTTTATATATTCTAGAGTTTAATATTCTCTCTCTATTTTGTTCCCTTATCAACTCAGAATCATGAAATATGCTATAAGTGACTTTTTTGCAGTTTAATGCTAATTCAGCAAAAAAATCAAACAAGTCGAAATTAGAGTGCGCCGATCCCCTTGGCTCTGATCCTAGTTGGGTGATATTACGCCCATAGGTCTGCGTGAAGATGTTTATGGCTAAGGACATGGTATAATACCTCTGCCCAAGGCTACTGGCCGATCTATCGATGTTTTTAAGTTTCATATTGCTTCGTCTTTTGTAATTCCAAGAACCCTAGCTTTCCAGACGTCCATCTTCTCTAGACCGTCAGCTTCCTCCCTTATTAGTAATTTTTGCTTCTCAGCCATTTCAACCATGCGTTTTCTATCAGCTTCATTCTGAAACACCCTAACAAGCGAAAGGATAGAGGCATTGTCTTTATGCCTGTTTTTTACCCTCTCTTTTCTGTCGCCATTTAAACGGGCAATTAAAGTCTCTTGACGCTTCTCGCACTGATTGTACTCCTCACTCTTAGTCTTTAGTAATTCCGCCAACCTTACAGTCATATCTCTCTGGTCTTCGCATTCCTCGAACATTCTATTTAACTTGTCAATAGCTTTACTTATATTTTTTAGATGTATGTAATCCATGCATACATTAATATATAAATTTAATTCATCACTCGTTAAATCAGGCTTATCCCAGACAGAGCGTATAAATTCAGCCTCAAACAAGTACCTATCGTCCATGGCGCTATAAGTATTCATAACCTGAACAAACCTAGGGGCGGATAGAAATTTTATAGAACTCTCTATATTATCCATCTCCTGCCTAGTTAACTCCTTCTCAGACAGATCTTCACAACAATAATCGTTTACCTTCTTTATTACCCTAGAAGCGGCTTTAGGCGCGAAGTAGGTATTGTTTAAGGCGTTCTCAGATGGAGAAAGTAAAGCTGGATCTAAATTTTTAATATATTCAGCTAATTCTATAACCTCTTTACTTAAATTTGTAACATTCACATCTGGAAACAATATCTTAGAAATTTCATAAGCAGACATGCCTTCTTTAGCATATTTTAATATAAACTCCCCTTGCTCCTCAGTGAATTCAATATCATCCCTCTTTTCTTTTCTTGTGGTCTTGTACTCAAGGCTCTCCTCAACTAAAAAAGACCTCACAGCGCGCCCCTCCTTCGTCCTGCCATCTAAGGACTCGTCCTCAAAGACTATTCTAGTCAACTCTGTTAATCCAGGGAAACCCTTATAGTTTCCTCTAACCGCTTGCTTTTGTTCTTCGTTTAGTTTCATAGTATATCGTTTTCAGAAATTATTTTTTTAGCTAAGTCTTTGAAAAACTTTTCAAAATTCTTTATTTGCTTATATCCAGCCTTACGGCCTTTTTCATTGCTTTTGTACCCAAGTTTCTCCGCAGCTTCTGTAATGTCTAAATCTTTTATATATAACATCTCATATATAAAGTACTGCCTTTCTGATAAGCTTTCTTTCATTAATTTATTTAATTTATCCTTTGAGCGGTCTATATCGAAATACCCATACGACCCCACGCTAATATTGTCGTTCTCGTCAATACTAGAAGCCATATTAATCTGAAAAGAACTCTTCTTTGTTTT